ATAGGGGGGGGTCCCCGAGTTTATCAGGGTGAGAAAACAAGGGCCAGAATGAGCGCACAATGAAATACCAGTGAGAACACGACACTCCAAAAACCCAGTAAACATTGAGGTTCCACGGTATTAGGATGACAAAATGACTTACACTATAAAAAAGTATACATATTATCCAAATCCCCCATAACAGGAAAGTTTGCTCAACCTATGTCATTTTCTCATTCTGCGTAGATTTTGTTCTACACCAAGGTTGGGTAGTATATATATGTATGGACATCAAAAGACGCGCACGCCGCAAACCTTGGATTGCAAAGAAGCAAGGGCGCAATCGGAGGCGCTCAGACACAGGAGAGTTAGTCAAGCCGTTTGAAGGAGTAGCAGACAACAGCTTCTACAAGACTGACATGTGGAGAGCGACAAGGCTCGCGGTGCTGAGCAGGGACGGCGTCTGTCAGTGGTGTCTACACCTAGCCAGAATAACGGAGGCGACAGAAGCGGACCACGTCGTGCCAGTAAGGAGGTGCGACGAAGAAGGTATCAGTCCATACGACAAGACCAACATAGTCGGTTCGTGTAGGTCGTGCAACGCTCGCCGGGCAGCATACGAAGCGAAGGGCGTAAGGCTGAACACGTTTGACGACTGGGTCGAATACTTAAGAAGGAAACTTAAAAACCAAAACAAATGAAAACAATAGTTGTACCCACAGATGGATGGGAAGACTGGGAATGCGAGGCATTCGAACAGTACGTGCAAGACGTATCCAATGAGTACAGAACCAACATAAATGTAGTAATGGCGACAGACAAGCACTTTGAAATTGAACTGGAGGACGGAGAGCCGCTCGTGGAGTGGATTATCCTCAATGCCAACAACGAAGCAAAAGTACTCAAGGAATGAACTCACCAACTTGGTTCGTAGACGGCAAGGTTCCGTCTCGAAAAAACAAAAGCCCCGAGCACGACATACAGGTAGCGATTGTCGGTCTGCTGGAATCTATAGAGCCACGACCGCTCTATTCTGCGACCGTGGGTGGAGTTCGGCTTGCTATGCATACGGCCAAGAAGATGAAAGAGTCTGGGTACTCCAAGGGTGTTCCAGACATGCTCATCTTTGAACCCCGAGGATTCTACAACGGCCTAGCTATCGAGGTCAAGACAGAGAAGGGACGAGCTTCCGAAGAGCAGAAGGAGTGGATAAAGTCCTTAAACGAGAGGGGCTGGCGAGCTGAAATCTGCAAAGGTTTCGAAGAGTGCGCCGACGTAATATGTGAATACTTTAATATATACGAAGAATGGACGGAAAACTAGAAGCCACAATGTTGTGGACTTACGGAAAGATAAAACAGGCCATCCAATCCATGGATGGACACTCAAACACCAAGGTATCGGTAGGTAACCGAATACAGGCAAACAACGACGACGAGGTTATTGTCGTTCAGCAAAACCACAATGTAGACCTGATGCCGGGCGGAAGTGTAAAGCACACTTTCGGAATCGAAGCTCACTGCTTCAGCAAAAGCTACACCGAAGCGGCAAAGATGTCAGACAAGGTGTTCGGAGCGTTTCACCAGCAACAGTACATTGACGGGAGCACTGACACTCACTCGTTCCCCACGAGTCAGGATATGTACTACACAGACCAAGACGACTTTGCAGCAATCACACTTGTGAACGTAATTGTCGTACAAGAAAATGTATAATGAATAAAGCAGCAGTGTTGCAGAAGATGCGCCAAGCTACGTCGGAGGCTAAGGACGAGGTGCAGAAGGTCGTAAAGAAAGACCTTTCCAAAAACATCCCGCTCAAGCCGATTGTTTCCCTCGACCAAGAGGGAGAGAAGATGTTTACAATGGTGCTAGACTATCTGCACGACACCGGCCTCCTAGAGAGCGTCGACGTCGTAACCATAACAATGCTCGCCAAGAACCTATCAATGTTTGTAATGCTGTCACGAGAAATCCAAACCATCGACGACATCGTGCAAGTGTACGAAAACGGAAGCTCCAACGTGAGCGGCAAGATGACAGCACTGTCTAAGGTTCAAGGCGAGGTCTCCAAGCTCAGTGCAAAGCTGGGCCTTTCGCCAATGGACCGCGCTCGGATGCTGGGTGCAGCGGTGAACGCAGCCAACGCCAATAGCAAGAAGGCGGACGGAGACGAAATCGACGACCTTGTCGGTTGACTTAGGTAGATTGAACCGCATGTGGGACTATGTCGATGGTGTCCTCGACGGGTCAATCGTTTCAGGAAAATATATCAAACTAGCCTACCAGAGGTTTGTAGACGACTTAGGCAGAGTTGAGACGGACGAGAGCTTCGAGTGGTTGTTCAACCCCACCGAGGCTGCTCGTTACGTTCAGTTCATAGAAGACGTATGTGTGCACACCCGAGGAGAGTGGGCGGGAAAGCCGTTTATACTATCTCCTTGGCAGGTCGCGTTTATTGGTCAACTGTTTGGATGGGTGCACAAAGATGACGAGAGGAAGCGCCGCTTCACCACGGCTCACTTCTTTGTCGCTCGTAAATCAGGAAAGTCCCAGCTAGCGGCTGCAATCATACTGGCAATGGCTGTATTAGACAAGGATGGCGCTGGCCAGTTTGTAACAGCAGCTACAAAGAGGGACCAAGCTAAGGAAGTGTTTGACGAGGTGCGCCGGTGCGTGATGAAGTCAAAGCCGCTGCAGAAGCGGTTTCAGGCTAACCGTCAAGAAATACACGGGCCAAGAAACGGAGTTATACGCCCCATAAGTTCAGACGCAAACACCCTTGACGGGTTGAGTCTAAACATAGGATGCGTAGACGAGATGCACGCAATGAAAGATGGAGAGTTGTATCGCGTCCTAGCCTCATCCATGGGCTCGCGTAAATCCCCCCTCATGCTTGCAATCTCAACCGCCGGCTTTGTCATGGACGGCGTGGCTACGGAGTTCGTTCGAGGAGGCAAGGCTGTGCTAGATGGCACAGCAAAGAACGATAACCTTTTGTTCCTTATCTACGAAATTGACGAGGGTGATGACTGGGAAGACCCCGAGAACTGGAAAAAGGCGAATGCCGGTTTGGGTGAGTCTATCTCTATGGAGTACCTACAGAAGCAGTATGCTAACGCCAAGCTCTACGGAGGCCGTAACATTACTGAGTTCCAAGTCAAGCACTGCAATTTATTTGTAGGCTCTCAAGACATATGGGTTGAGGACGAGGTATGGATGAGCGAAGAAAACTGCGAACCAGCCACAAAGGGTCACGAGATTGACGAGAAGACGGAAAAACCCATAGCCTACCTAGGTCTTGACCTCGCGGCCACCGACGACGTTACGGCACTTGCTATAGCGACGGGAGACCCCAATGATGGCGTGGGCATAGAGGTTCACTACTTCCTTCCCGAGAGAGCCGTCAAGCGGAGGCAAGAGAAGGATGCCAACCACATCTACGCTAGGATACACGAGTTCGACAACGTACACATAACCGAGGGCAACGTAACAGACTACAATGTAATCAGAAGGTTCATCAGCGGAAACTATGTCATGGACGGGCGGGTGAGGTACGATTCAGATAACCTGATGGAGAAGTACAACATAAAAGGAATCGCCTATGACCGGTGGAACAGCTTGAACCTCATCAGGGACCTAGAAGGAGACTCCGTCCCATGCGACCCGTTCGGTCAGGGCTATGCTTCAATGTCGTTCCCGTCGAAGGCTTGGGAAAAGCTGGCCCTCGAAGGTAAGCTGTGGCACGGTGGCGATGAGGTGCTTCGCTGGATGATGAGTAACGTCGTTATCAAGCCAGACCCCAGCGGCAATATCAAGGTCGATAAGTCCAAGTCGGGCGACAAAATTGACGGTGTTGTGGCTGGAATCATGGCGATAGGCGAAATGCTGACATTCGAAGAGGAGGAGACTCACGACTTCGAGTTCTTCATGCAGGTCATGGGTGCGTAGTATTTGCGCAACACCATTGGTTTAACTATACTATATATATGGCACAGAGAAAAAACATACTTCAACGATTGTTTGGGTTTGGGGAGCGCAGGAAGTTCCGAATCCCGACATACGCTACATCAGCGAACGGCTGGCTGGGCTCTGTGTACGCAGGGACGAACACCCCGCTAGTTCAGGGTTCGGACAGCTTACAGTTATCGGCAGTATATGCCTGTGTGAGCAAAATATCCGACACCATAGCCAGCATGGGCGTCTCTGTTGAGCGCCGGCAAGGCGACGGCTCCAAGGAGGTTGTTAATGAGCACCCGTCTTCCTATCTACTGGGAGTAGAGCCTAACCCTTACATGGGCGCTTATGAGTTCTGGCAAATGATTGTCAGCGACGCCTTGCTGTATGGTCAGGGTCACGCCCTTATCACGCCCGACGGAGACGAGATGTACTGGATTCCAGCTACAGAAATCGACTACAAAATCGACAAAGACACTGGGCGAAAGTTCTACAGCTATCACGGCGCTCCCGGGCCCGTGCCCGCAGAGAGCATTTTAGAGGTTAAAGCCTTCCGGGGCGACTCGCCTACCAAGGTGCAATTACAGAACCTAAAGACCGCTAAATCTGTTCAAAATTTCGGCGCTACCTTCTTTGAAAATGGAGGGATGTTGGGAGGAATCCTGACGACAAAAGAGCCGCTAAGCTTAGAGCAGATGCAGCAGGCTTCTGACCAATGGAAGCAAGAATACATGGGCAGCGGAAATGCTCACAAAGTTGCAATCCTAGGTGGAGGCTTCAACTATCAACCACTATCGGTCCCTTTGGACCAGCTTCAGTTCCTTGAGTCAAAAAAGTACTCAACGGAAGAGATAGCCAGATTTTATTCAGTTCCTCCAGCCATGATTGGCATGGACGGCAATACCGCTTACAGTAACTATGAACAACAAGTGTTGCAATTTTTTCAAGGCACAATCCTGCCTTGGGTGCGAAGAATCGAACTCGAAGTTGAGCGAAAGCTGCTACGAAACGACAAGTCGCTTTCATGCCGATTCGACGTCGACTCCCTTCTACGCGCCGACTCCACGTCCAGAGCACAGTATTATCATTCCATGCTGCAAGATGGAGTCTTCAACATCAATGAGGTCAGGGCTCGTGAAGGGCTGGGGCCTGTTGATGGTGGTTCTGAGCATCACATTCAACTCAATCAAATTCCGCTATCAAAGATGGCTGACTACTCGTCTAGCGTCTCGTCACCAAGCAGTAGTGAAAAGCCAAATAGAGTTGGCGGAGCGGATAATGAAAAAAGCGAAGGGGTTGACAACAAAACAAAAATAAATAAAAACGAAGAATAATGGCAAAATACGCTTTTGGATTTAGAAATGTCCGAACATCAGATTCAGGTGAGCTGGCCACGGCGTCAAACGCCACAGCAGACACTGTTCGAGAAATTTCAAACCCTGTCTACTACATACACACCGACACCTCGGTCCCGAGTGCAGCCGACGTAAAGGCTTCTTTGTTGGCGGCATTCCCCAACATGACGGGCGACCAAGCAGACGACCTAAAGACAGCCATGGCTGTAGGAGGGGCTAACGAGACTGCTCGAGAAGACGCCGCAACAGGGGCTACAAGCTTCCGGCTGGGAAAGGCTTGGTACCAGTATGGGCTTGGCTACCACGCGACAAGCTCGGCTACAGCAATCAGCTCTATCACTTGGAAAGACCTAGCTTAAAATGGCTAAGTACGGAGGTTACCCCAAGGCTGCTCGCAACCGCGCGAAAGCAGCACTCAAGCACAAGGAAGAGAAGGGGACGAGCTGTGGAACTAGCGTGGGCTGGACTCGTGCTCGGCAGTTGTCTAGCGGCGCTAGTCTCGACCTGTCGACAGTAAAAAGGACCTACTCATTCCTTTCAAGGGCTAAGACCTACGACCAAGGAAAATTTACGGACGACAAAGGGAAGGACATCTGCGGCTCAATCATGTACGCGGCTTGGGGTGGAGACAGCATGAAAGGATGGTGCGAGAGCACGATAAACAAGGCGGAAAAAGAGAGTCGCGCAGAAGAGAGTGGCGTGGGCCCGACGTTGAAAAAGAAGGCAGAGGACCACAATAAAGCGGTTGACGCTTCGTACAAGAAGACCAGCCAATCCACCCTTCAAACAGTTTACAACAGAGGTATAGGGGCTTACAAGACCAACCCCGAGTCGGTCAGGCCGAGCGTTAAGTCGTCTCAGCAGTGGGCTTTTGCCAGAGTAAACTCCTACCTCTACGCCTTAAGGAACGAGAAGTTCCGCAGTGGAAAACACGATACCGACCTTTTCCCCAAGGGTCATAAACTATCATCGAAATAAATCACAAAACAAAAGAAATGGATAACCAAGAAAAAAGGTTTCTATCTTCGGATTTTGAGGTTCGCAAAAAAGACGGCAAAACTATTGTCGAAGGATACGCAGCTCGATTCGAAGACGAAACGGTGATTGGTGGAAAGTTTGCCGAGCGCGTTGCTCGTGGGGCCTTTGATAAGGCGGACATGAATAACACGGTAGCTCTCTTCAATCATGACTGGAACCAACCGCTCGCTCGAGCCGGCAAGGGTCTCCACCTGCAGGTCGACGAAGTTGGCCTCAAGTATCGGTTCGAACTGGGAGACCAGTCATACGCCAAGGACTTGGCCGAGAACATTCGAACCGGTAACGTATCAACTAGCTCGTTCGGGTTTACCGTTGGAGACGACTCTTGGGAGCGTCGAGACAACGGTGTACACCTCCGAACCATCAACGAAGTAGAGACTTTGTTTGACGTCTCACCCACTACTCAAGGCGCCTACCCTACTACCGAGGTTGGCTTGCGCTCACTGGAGGCCGCAATGGACCGAGAAGTGGAGGACGAACTCCGAAAGCTCGAAGAAGAGGAAGAGGAAATGAAGATGGAAGAAGAAGAAGAGGAAAAGCCCGAAGAGCGACCCGGCCACTACGAGGACGAAGAGGAGAAAATGGAGGAAGAGGAAGAAGAGAAGTCTGAAGAAGAAGAGGAGGACGACAAAGAAGAAAAGTTTATGACGGAGGATGCTCCTCGCCCTCCTAAAGAAGATGAAAAAGAGGAGAAAGACGAAGATAAAGAAGATGAGCCCGAGGCTCGTAAAACCAATAATTTAAATATGAAAGATTCAGGTAATGCCGCTCCAGCGGTAATTCAGGGCCTCGGCAACCAAGCAGAGGCTCGTGCTGCCAAAGACTTCAACTTTGGCAAGTTTATTAAGGAGGCCGCAAAAGGCCAACTCACAGGTCTCGAGGCAGAAATGTCTCAAGAGGGTGCTAACGAAATGCGCAACGCAGGTATCTCTGTTGCAGGCGGTGTAAACCTCCCTGAGATGCTCGTTCGCTCATTGGGTACAAGCACTCCCGGCTCAGGCTCAACAGCCTTCGGTGGTGCGATTGGAAAGGATGACCAAGGGATTGTAGAGAACTACGCTCCAAACGACATCGCGACTCGATTGGGTGTTCGAAACCTCTCTAATCTCAACGGAGACGTTCAGATGCAGGTTCAGAGCACGTTGACGGCAGCTGCTGAAACAGATGAAGGGGTCGCTCGTGGTGAAGCCTTGCCAGCATTCAGCGCCGTGACCTTGAGCCCAACTCGTTACGCTGCACACGTAGGTGTGACTCAGCAGATGTTGGCTCAGTCTGGCGACGACATGGAGGCGTTCATCAAGATGGACATTCGCCGCGCATTGGACAAGCAGTTCAACGATGCCATCATCGACGTAATTGACGACAAAGTAGCGGCAGGAAACAGCACAGCCTACACAGCTGGCTCTACATCTCCCCTTGACCTCGAGGAGACCTTGCTCGCTAACGACGTATCCTTGGACGACATTGTGGCGCTCTGCGACCCACAGGCGTACCGCAAGGCTCGTACCTTGAGCTTGGACGCTGGTAGCGGCTTGCTCTACGCTAGCTCTCCAGCCGGTTCGTTCGGCGTAGGTGGTCAGAACAACGCTCGCTCTAGCATTCTGGGGTACAACACTGTGATTGCATCTCAGGTTGGCGGC